CAAAGTCTCCACCAGCAAGATTTGATACTACATTACCAGCATTATAAGCATTTACATCACGAGCAACATCATCTCCGCCATCAAGAATGTATTGTATTGCACTACCCCACACTAAACTATCGCTTGGCGTTGCTTTGAGTGCGTACTGGATTTGCTCCTTTTTTACAGGGTAGAAAGGATTAGGATTAATCACCATCATGCGGTCGTAAACAACACTAGGCTTGCCGTCCCAAGGAGCATCACCAGCAGCACTCTCTCCCAAAGGGTAGAAAGGAAGAATGCCGTTATAACTCAAAACCAAATCAGGATCAAGTTCAGCAATCACACTCCACAAATACCTATTTATCGGTACAGCAGGCACTATGGGAACTATGTCTTTAAGAGCCATTATCCAACACCTCCATCAATAGTAAGATACCTTCTTGCACTTCTCACTCCAGTAGAATAAGTCATTCCTTTATTCCAACCTTGAGAGAACTCAATAGGTGTCTCCAGTTCTGCTACTAGTTGCCTTAATAATCCTTTGTCTAAATAGTTATAAAAGAAATCTCTGGTTGCCGCCGCAAAACCACCCTTTGCCCTTGGGCCACCCGGCTCATCAACCTGCACTTCACTAGAAGTAAAAACCATTTCCCCATCGTCTCCCTGAAAAGCAAGCACCCCACCATCTTTAGGAGTGATAGTAACCATAGAACCAGACTCCATAACAGATGCCTTCTCAACAAAAGGTTCGTTAGATGTAGGAGACACAGAGGTGCTTTGAGTAAACTCAGTAACAAAACGAATAGACTGCCTACCAGTAAACGCTTCTATTTTGAAAAGTCTACCACCATCAGTTCCCACCTGACCCCATTCATAAACATGCTGCAAAGAATCTGGATCTAACCTAGCGGTGCTATCCAAGTACTTGTAGAAAGCCTGCTTAATTATTTCAGCAAGTTGTAAGTTAAAGTAAGTTTGGTATTGCTCTACCCCGTTTAAGAATCCTTCAGAGTAACCCATAGCACTCTTCATTGTTTTATTGTAATCTATTGTGTCGTACTTCATTGAGTACCCCCCAATAAACTCTGATCGTCTGCACGCTCAAGCAAAATCTTGTAGTAGTCTATCTCTCCCCAAGGATTAATAAAAGGATCTACACTCATAACCTCAAAGACAATAGGAGTTCCATTTGCATTCAAATGTAGTTCATCATCAGGAGCACCAAGTAGTTTTGATTTCTTACAGATGTTAGTGATAAGGATGTCGCTGATAGGATGATAACCGCCATCTTTGTCTACCCTTGGATCTGACGGGTACTTAAAACGTCCATTCAATCTCTTCTTGTAAGTAAACGCTGTGTCTGCGTTCAAGTCTTGTAGGTTGACGGTTCCCATAACATTCCAATAGGACTGCCGTTCGTTTCTGTCTAAACCCCAAATCTTTACGGACTCGCCAAACTCATTCTGTCCTGACCCACCAATAACATTACCAAACTCATCTTGCATAATGTTTTCTGACGGGGTAGAGGAAGAATCTAAATAAGAAGCATAGTAAACATCACAACTCATAAGATAAAGAAAAGAAGGAAGTTTTATAGCCATGCCTAAAGCACTCCAAGACGGTTAATGTTTGTAGCCTTATTAATGTACTTCCTCAGGATAGCATCAACCGTTTTATTTCCAGTAGAACCATAACCCTTGTTCTCACCTGCACGAGACTGCATAGATAATTTGAACTGATCTGTAGAATACTCTGTAATGTAATCGTCAAAGTCGTTGTTGCCGATCTCACCTTGCTCAAGCCACATGATCCTCAACAACTCAGCAGTCAACTTAATATCGTCAGGGATCATGAGGTAACCATTAGACAAAAGAAAACTGTAGTAATAGTCCTCCGGGAAGAACGGAACCCTTCCGTGATGAGTTCGGTAAGTATCACTATTTCCATTGTGATAGTGAACAGGTCTAGAAGCAACAGCAACCCTTTGATTGTTATTGGCAACAGTAATAGCAGTCATGTCCCTAGTCATCTCATAGTTAAAAGTGTTAGTGAAGTCTGGGTCACCCGGTAGGGGCAAGTACTTGTAGAAAACCTGAACGTTATTCTGCCATGCTTCCAAAACTCCTACAGTAAGAGCAGGTGTTGGGAAGAAATCTGTTCCTAGTCCTTGTCCCTCACAGGAATCTCTGGTAAAGTAAAACCCACCTGTAATAGCGTCAATGGTAGCACTAATGATTGCTTCTTCTATTACTTCTAGGGGATCATCTTTGTCTACCGCCCAATATGGGCGTTTGATTTCCAAGTCATCTATGAAACTTGTTTGCCCGTCATTCCAGATAAAAGTAATGTCTTCGGACTGAATGCTTAGGGAGTAAGTCTCATCAAAATAAGCAAAAGGGTAGTTAGGTAAATCAAACTTAATGACACCAGAAGCATCACTAACCACCTCAACACCCCACTCCGTATTGCGATTAAAAATAGCAACATCGTAAGCAGTGTCTGGAAGAGCATTAGGAACTTCGACAGACAAAGGGAGTGGGGGTTGGCGGTATAGTCTCATTACATTCTACGACCCTTTGCGCCGACACGCTCACCCGGCTTGATGCCGTTGGCCTTCGCACGCATAAGTTCTTCTGGAGAAGCAGCACGAACATCAGGAAGACGAACCCAAATCTTAGCAAGTTCTTCCTTCACAATGTTGTACCCAATATCCAACCTACCAAGACTAGAAGAAGAATACTTCTTCTCAGAATAGACACAAACGGCCATATCCTTGCCGGTAGGCTTACGATCCTCAATATCAGTATTCATTACTCTCTCAGCAATAATAGCATCTTCTTTAGCCTTACGAGCATTCTCGTTAGGTGAGGTTACTACTGACTGCTCTGTCTCGCTACCCGCATCTTCTGCGAACAGTTCGTACAAAGACTTAGGTTCCTCTACTGCATTCTCTTTTACAATAGCAAGGATCTCCGACTTCTTCACTGCACTTTGCAGTTTGATGCCGTTGGCCTTTGCGTAAGTACGCAAGTCCTTGATGTTCATTTCATCGAAATTCATAACTACTCCTTAGTTGTTCTGTTAGTATTATTATACCACAAATAGATGAGAGGGGAGAACCAAAAGGTTCTCCCCTCACAAGTTGCTATTTATGTTACACAGTTGCTACTGCAACAGCATCTAGTTCTTCCCAAGCAACACCGAAACGCATGAATACTGTGTACTCAATGGTGTCTTTCTTGGCACGGTACTCACGGTTTACTGTGATGTCCCGTTGGATTCCCCAAATACGGTTCGCTGGGAACGTAAGTTCCACACGAGCCTCAGGGAAGTAAGGAACTTCCAGTACCGGAATACCAAGAACACGAGTAGCCGCTGGGCCACCTAGTTCTTGATCCCGACCATCAAGGTATGAGTTTGCATACATTTGAGTGGAAGGGGAGTGCCCCGTTGGGGTACCAGTTCCGTTAGCAGCGACAATCTTCGCAAAGGTATCGCTACCTGCGTAGTAACGTAGTCCCGACTTAATCGCACGGTACTTGCGAGGCATTGCAAGAAGAATCTCCTGCATCGTCTCAGTGTCCCAAAGTGGGGCACCTGTTGGGGTAACATCGTGTGCTCCCCCACCGTCATTGATAAAGCGATCCCAGTCACCGACTGGCTGTGCAAACTGGTCAAGCGTTCCCGCTGCACCAGACACCGCTGCTGCGTTAGCAAAGAATGATGGCACTGCTGCGTGACCATCGTTGTCTGCCTGAACACAGAACCCGTCCATGATTCCCAAGAATGGGTCTGTGGTGTCGGAAAGATCTCCGTTAATGGCGAGATCCTCAATGTCGTTAGCAAACGCAGAAGTCATCAAGCGAACCAAGTGATCTTCAAGTGCTGCACCTTCGATGTTATCTTCAAGTGATTCACTGGAAACCTCCCAGTCAAGCCGCAATTTCTTTGTTGACAAGTCCACCTTTGAAAAAGTTGCACCAGCATTTTCATACTGTGCGTCTGCCTGAGCAGCAGCCCGAAGGACACGCTGTCCAACGTTTACTTTTTCCAGTTCCATTGTGTTTGCTCGCATCGTGATGCGACGGCCATCTCTAGCCAACATCGTTGCATCCCAAACATAATCAATGAAAGAACGGCTCTGCTCTGGGTTGAGGATACCTCCACCTACCTGCCCCGAAGGACTGATATCAAGCGGTGATGGTGCTCCACCAATTTGTGCATTCAGAGACTGTCCTAGATTGTTGTAGTTAGTTGCATCGCCATCGTTTTGTTGGCCGACACCACCTACACCAATATAACCTGAAGCGTGCTCAGTAGTAGGGACACCAACGTTGCCTGAAACTCCGGGGTTTCCCGTAGCGTTGTCAACTGGTGCCGACTTCTCAAAACTCACTTCTTCAGTTGTGCTTTCTGTTGTAATTTCGTCTGACATAATTATTTCACCTCCATATTAGTTTTATTTTAGAATAGGTCGTTATTACTGAGGAAACGTCCATCCCATAGTGATTTCTCAATCTTTTCAGATTGACCCTGCATGACTTCTCCAAAGTCAGCAGATTTTCGGAAAGCAGTTTCTTTTTCAAGAACTTCATACCGCTTTCCAAGTTCATTGTCTTGTGCTTTGAGTTGATTGACCTCTCGGCTCACACCTGAGAGGTTCTTGGAGACCTCACTTATTTGCTGATGCACCTTAGTAACCGCATCTGCAAGAGCAGTCATCTGATCAATCTGTTCGCTCATTCTGGCAACAGCACTGGTCAGTTCTTCAATTTTCATCTCAACCATATTGACTTCTTCGACTACCGCTTCTTCTGCGGTGTCTTCAGCCACAACCTCAGTAACTTCCACTTCATCAGTCTCAGGGGTTTCTTCAACAATCTCTTCGACTGTCTCCGCAACTTCTTCAACCGCTTCGGTTTCATCTACCTTGGCTTCAGTTGTTTCTTCGGACATAACATCAACCTCCTTAGACTTCTTTACTTGTGAAAGAATGCCCTTAACCATTTCAGCCTTGTCTGGGTCATTAGACTCAACAAAACCGATATTTTCCATGCCGCCCGAACAACGAGGGCAGGAAGACTTTACTGTAGATGAGAGTTGAACCACATCATCATGCTCACAGTAATAAACATTTTCAATAAGTGCCTTGGAAAGCATACCAGTGAAATCACCATTTTTTTGAATGGACAACACATTAGCGTATTGATTTGCTGGAACATCAACCAAAGACAACTCGCTCAAAGAATACTCTTTAATAATGCGGATATTCTTTTCAAGAGCAGCGTCATAAACTGTGTCATCTTCTGTTATGTTACCCGCAATAGAGAAACCCGAAAGAGTTCCATCTAAAACCTTTTGCCAAGTATCCTCAGCACCCTTTGAAACATATGCCGAAACATACACTCCATTAAACATTGTTTCACTTTCTTTATCGTAATACATGTCTTCTTTGAATTCTATCATTCTACCTACCGCTTTTGTGCTGTCATGCTGCTCACGGATATTACCGGCAAAACCTTTGAATGCCTTTACACTTGCTTCTGCGGTAACCTGATCGTCTTGGCGATCAATGTTGTCCAGTGAGGCAAAACCTGAAACGATTCGCCTTTCTTTGTCCACCTTAGCGATGGGCATAGATACATTGAGACTATTGTTATCAATTGCGAATTTTGCTTTCTTCATTTCATTGTTAGTCATAATGATTTATTATACCATATCTTTTATCATATTGTTATGTTCTTGCATATCCGTTGAAATTCTCTCACTACTTTTTCAATAGCAATGTAAAGTATCATTCGGTTTTATTTCCTTCACCTTGTGCATTCCTGCCTGCAATGGTTGCTACCCCGTCTGATTGTCCTGCTTCTCTTTCCCGCTGCCGTTCATTATTACCGGATGCTTGAGAGCGAGCATTAGCAGATTGCTGAGGAGATAAATCAATCATAGTGTCTCCGCCAGAAATTTGGGGTAGACCGATGCTCTCCCTAACCTCATTTGGAGTGATTGCTTGGTTACGCAAGTAACGCTCATTGATCTGGCTGAGGGCAACCTCGTCAGTCAAAGTCGCTTCCTTAAATTTTATTTCAACAAGATCTGTCTTCTCTTTAATAATAGTGTTTACTATTTTATTTAGATGCCGTTGAACTGGACGAGTAACCTGCTCCTTGAAAGTGCGATCCTGAGCGAGAGCACCAGCGAGTGACCCACCATCAACACCACCCAACTTAGACAAAGGAACTTGATGTGCTGTTAAAATGTCGTCACGATTTTGGCGGCGGTAGTCCTTGAAAGAAGCATCCTGAACTGAATTTTCAACAGGGTGCATCTGAAAATCAACAGCATTACCATCGCTATCAGAAGGAAGAGGCACATAAAGAGTTCTATGGTTTTGACCCTTAAGACCTGTTTGTAGGAAACGGAACAAACGCTCTTCACTTTCTGGGGAGAGTTGTGCTCCCTTGACCGTTACAATATAGCGAGGAACCGCCTTGTTCTCAAAATAGTCAATATTGTATTGAGCCGCAAACTGGTCACCCTTAATTGACTGCAAAGCAGCAACAACATCTGGGATTCCGTAATAAGTATTTAATGGGGAATAAGACTTGAAGTGAATAATCTCATTCGGCCTATCGTCACTATTAACAGGGTTTGGATTATCTGCACCAAAGTTTCTAAAGTAAACAACTCTCTCTGCAACGATTTGAATAAAACCATCGTGCAAACGGCGAACTCGCATGGTAGGAGAAGGCACATGCCCAAGATAACCAATAGCACCAGAGACAGTACGCCCAACCTCAAGATATCCATTGCCCGTTGCCATCATATCTGTAATGACACGCTCCATTGTTCCTGTGAATGTTGAAGTATTGTTTAGGTCTTCTACCCAATTCTCAATGTCCGTCTTGGTTCTTTCAATCTTACGGCGAGTAAACGATAGTTTTTCTCCCTCAAGTTCTTCCAACTTTGCTTCTGTAAACCTAGTTGTGTGAAAATCATAACCCAGTCCAACCACATTTGCTACCTTCGTATCAATAGCAGCATGGTTAGCGAAGTTAGAATCATAAAAGTTTGCTAATTCAATAGGGTTGTAGGGCGGAGTAATAACATCAAACGCACCATAACCCTTATCTTGCCTGCTGTTAATAGACTTTCTACCTACATTGTCTTTACCCATTGGTCGTGCTTTTGCTTCCTCAAGGTATCCTTTGACTACCCGGTTTGTTTTACGCTTAAAGTTTTGATCTATGCCCCGCATGTTCTTCATCTCATCCCAAGACTTTGCAAACGGATCATTGAATTCTGGCTCTTCTGGTTTGAAATTGCTTACCTTAGCAATGACGTTGTTATTCTCCAACTCTCTCACCTCTGGCTCTACCGGCAATTTT